AACTGCAAATTTTATAAGTGTGGTCATTTGGGTTCACAAATCAATAGTTATGCAGGAATATCGGCCATGGAAAATTTTGGCGATGAAAAGCATTATTGTTGGTCGCATAAGAAGCAGGTAATAAAGAAGTATAAGAGGGACCTGATTCTTAAGGCCAAGGAGGAGGTAAAGGCCAAAAAAATGCAGATAAAGGAGGAACTCAAGCAGGCGAAGGAGGCTGAGAAGCAAAAGATCAAGGAGGATAAGCAAAAGGCCAAGGACGAAAAGAAAAAGACCAAGACCAAGACCAAGAAACCAAAACAAGAGGCAGAGAATGTAGTACTTGGGCCAGTTGTTATAGGTGGCGTCTCGGAAAGCAATGCAGTAGTTGGGTGTATTGAAATTTTGAAGGCCGGTGCGAGAAAGGGACACGCGTGTGGTGGTAAGATTTTAGAAGATAATCTGTGTAAGCGGCACAAGGCCCTATTAGCAAATGTGTAAATATGTAAATAAGGAAATGATATAAATATAAAATAGTGTAATTAATTAATGGAAACTAAAGAACAATTAGTGAATAATATAAAGGAGTGGATAAAGCTGGACACGGAAATTTCTGAATTGAAGGCGCTGGCCAAGGAAAAAACCAACAAGAAGAAGGGGTTAACCGAAAACTTAGTAACTGTGATGAAAACGAATAAGATCGACTGTTTTGATATAAATGGTGGCGCGCTTGTGTACAAGTCAAATAAGGTAAAGAAGCCTATAAATGCAAAAACCTTACTAAGCGCCCTACAGGGTTATTACAAAACAGATCCTACGGTTGCGGAAGAACTGACAAAGCATATTATGGATAGCCGCGAAGAACAAGTAAAGGAGTCAATTAAACGGAAAATAGATAAATAGATAAATAGTAAAATAACAAGATTAGTGAAAATAAGTTAAATAAATGGGCATAGACAATGTAATTATGGACGACGATACATATAATCCGGTTAAGCCTACTTACTATAAATACCGGGGCGCAGACTTTCTTACGAGCGAGAGCGACCAACCCTTAGATCACTGTAATAATATTTACATTTGTGCGTATGATGTAAATACCGACGGGGTCACACCGTTCTTAAGATTTCTCCTAACAAAACCCGAAGGTTCCCAGGATAACCTCCGGTTTCCGGTTGTCCTCAGACCAATAGGCGCGGTTGAAAACCACGAATACATTAATTATGTAAGTTACCTACTATTAGCACTATTATCTCAGAATGGTAATAAAAATCCTATAGAGGACATAACATTTACTGGGTATTACAGTTATAACAGTAATATGTATATGTTCTATGATATAACCAAGATCAAGTTTCGCCCAATTGATAATTTTATGGGCAATTCAACTTGGCTCGCGCTCGTAGATGAAATTATTACGCATCAACACGTTTGTAATATGAGGATAGATGATGACACTGCGAATTTCATGATATTAAATGATGCCGTGTGTTTTTTAATGGACGAAACCGGTAGAAACTATGAGATACCAATTGTTTGTTATGTAGGGAAACCAACAAAACAACTGTCATTTACATGCACATTTGGGGAATCGCGCAGTAATAAAAACAGTATATTGGGCCCATTTTACTATTTTTTGGACTTTTTCACAGCATTTAAGGGAAGCCTTGTTGCTAAGCGTCTGATTTCCTTTGATAATGCCATAGAAGAGGAGACTGGTGGTTTAGTAAGGTTCGCTGCGTTTTTAGGTGCAACCAAGTTTATAGAAAATAACCCGACGGACCCTATAGACACATCTGACATAAAGCAACAGCGGTTAGAGGACGGGGCGCTAAACGTGAATCAAGAGCGGTTGACTATGAGAATTTCCGACCACGATGGCACCTGGTCGCAAAAATATGATAGCGCCTTTTTAGGGGACCCTGAATTAGACGATGGTTCCCGGCTAAATATTAAATTACTGGCAGTAAAGGAGTATAACCAGCAGGTTCCATTAAGTTATCATTACATAAATAATATTACGTTGAAATACAGCGACAAATTTTTTGCGATTATGTAAGCAATTAGTAAATAACATCAATTAAATAATCTTAATTAATGTTATAAGAATGGACCCAATATCAGGCCCACCACAATCAAATAGCGCCCCTTTCGCTGGCTCAATAACACTTTTTGGCGTATTTATTCTGAGTTTATATGGGATTATAAAAACAGCCGAGTTTTATGGGTATGACCAGTCATCCTACATGAAGTATGTATTATTTTACATATTCTTATTTATAAGCAAGTTGATATTGCCGAATTCAGCACCTAAGGTATAACACATGTTCCTCTTTCTTTTCCTTGTTTTATAACATATTTAATCCAGTTGTTTCGTCGTTGTCTATATTAATTGATATTGACAAGGTCTTTAGCTTATCTAATACGCTCTTTATAGTATTAACATCAACCTTGTCTTTTAAATTGTCAACCACCTCGCTTTCCATTGGCTCGCGATTGTTCAGGCTTTTGAATAGCCCAATGAAATCAGTGACAATTTTATTATTATCGTCCCTCGCCTTGTTAAGCCGCGTCTGTTTCAACATTTGATTCTTTAGGTTTTCGCTTGCAGCCTTTGACCTGTTCTCCTCGTTGAACCACGGGTTTCTGTGTTCGTTTGTAGGTATTAAAATGTCGCAAATTTCGGGTTTAACAATCTTTGCGAACGACTCGTGCTTAACAAAGTTGCTCTTAAATTCGCCGACGATCGCTTCAGGGATTGTGGGACTGGTCTCCATCAATCTATCAAACTCCTCCTTGCTCATCTTAATCATTTGTCGCACGTCTATTCTCTCAAATGGATGTTTTGCGAGCTCAATTTTAATGTTGCGGTAGAACTTGTCCCATGCTATACCGCTAACACGGTGTGCCTCGTTTAACTGCGTAATTTTAAGAAATTGCTGTATAGTGGTAATAATACCTGCAGTAATACTAAATGTACCGACAACCATCGCAAAATAGTTTTGGTATTCGACAGGAACTCGTTCTTGGGCGAAGTTGGCCGTACCCGTTATAGTTGAAATCACAATTACGGGAATAGTGTACCAGGCGTTTAATCTAGCGTATAGCGCGTTTGATTTTGAATGTAGCCATCTGTAACACATGGCTTTGTCTGCCCATTCAATCAAAATGCCCTCGTGTTCTGGGGTCCATTCAACGGTGGTTGTATTAGGTGCTGGGTCAATCGGTAAATCAACCGGTTCAGTTAAATTAGGGTCCATTTATATTACAAGAGTATAATATTATTAGAATAACGAATAAAAAAAAATATTAAATAATATTATCAGTAACGAATGGATAACAAGCTTGTTCTGCTGAAGAGTGAGTTTAATAACATTATTACTATTCGAAATACGGTTAAAAGCGTATTTGATGTTCTACAAGTCAGAATTAATAGACTAAAGGTCTTTTACTCGGACTTGATAAAAAATAGCAAGGCGCAAATGTTTGTATTTGGTTTGGATTCGTTTAATTTCCAGGGCAAGTTAATTGATATTGAGTACGATGATATGAAACGGCTCTTTATCGCGATAAACAATAGAATGTATTGCGAGTATTTTAAATTGAATAAGATAATAATTGAATATATCTTAAAAAGCGTAGATGATAAAAAGGTAATTGATATAGTTAAGGTGGACAATTACCCAATTTATAAAGACCTTGAACCATTCAAGGATTACGAGTTTGAGATAACGCATGATATCCATCAGAATATTTTAAATTTGTTAGGTATCTTGCTCTCTGTATTGAATACAAAGGAGACCGAGTTGTCGGCGCATCGTGCAAAGCAAAATATTGGTTTGAACATAAACAACTTTACTACAACGTTTGCGTTTAATAATACTGTTATGAGAGAGAAAATTCTCATGTTTATTTCTTACATTGAATTTTTTCACTCACTGCACACAAAGTACCTCAAACGGTTTAGTAATAAAATACAGTTAATGCATACGCATATAGATACTGATATTAAATTTGATGAATCCACCGAGATTAACAAGGAAACCAAGAAGGAATTGTTAGAGGAGCTGAATACTGGTAAGATTGATAAGACACTCTTACAAGATTTGAGAAAGTCAATATCGGTAAACCCTGTGCATCAGACAGAAGAAAGTAGCGAGAGCGAGTCCAGCGAAGAAGACCTGACTGCAGAATCCCCCGTGGGGCATGTGGAGCATTTTTCGCATAGGACTGACACTGCATTTGAAAAGCTTTTTAGACCGGTGGTCGAAGACCATGCAATTCATGTAAGAAATACAGTAGCTCCCAAATCAAATATGACAACCCAGGTAGTTTCATTTACACATGCCCAAGGACCAAACACGTCTACTGAAAACATAGAAATAACAAAGACGGAGATAAAAACGACCGAAATAACCACTACAGAAATAACGACCATGTTTTCAAACATAGACGCGTTTTGTGATAATATTATTGGTTGCGACTCACATATACACGATCAGCATGCAATTGCTTCTGAAGAACCACTCGCCGCGCTGGAACAGCCTCGATACGTTGAACAATTACAGCATGTAGAGGAAGTACATCATGTAGAGGAAGTGCATCATGTAGAGGAAGTGCATCATGTAGAAGAGTTGCAACCAGTAAATGATCCGCAACCGGTGGAGGAAGTGCAACATGTAGAAGAGTTGCAACCAGTAAATGATCCGCAACCGGTGGAGGAAGTGCAACATGTAGAGGAAGTACAGCACATAGAGGAAGTGCAACAGGTTGTGGAGCCAACCACTGAGGTTATAATCGCTCCACAAATAGAGGAGGAGGAAAAGTCGCTACCCGAAGAAGAGGAAAGATCTCTACAGGAAGAGGAGGAGGAAAAATCGCTGCCTGAAGAGGAGGAGGTAAAAACACCGCAAGAAGAAGACTCAAAGACAAAAAAGAAGAAGCCAAGAAAGAAGAAGAATTAAATTATATTAAAGCCGGCCCTTGTCGTCTTTAAGTTAGTTTCTTATATATAAAAAAATTGACCTAAAGAAATAACAATATATTATACATTATTAAACAAGATGGAAAGACGCTTAAACAAAAAGGTAGAAGGGTATATTACGTCCTTCAAGGACTGTATTCGCGAAAAGGCGACGCAGATGGGCATGACAAAAAATGAACAAGTTAACCAGCTGCTTCAGTTTATTTACGACTATGATAGGCTATCCTTTAACAAGGAGGACTTTCAAAAGCGAAAACGTGTGAAAAATTTCGTCCCAATGTATGATAGATGCTGCGCAAAGCGTGCAAGCGACGAACAGTGCACCAGGCGTAAGAAGGATGGGTGCGAATTTTGCGGCACACACCTTAAGGGCACACCGCACGGCGTAATTGATATGCAGAATGAAAATAAAAATACTACGCAGAAGGTAGAGGTGTATGCTCAGGATATTCAGGGCATTGTTTACTATATTGATAAAAACAATAACGTGTATCAGGCGGAGGACATTATTAGCAATAAAATTAACCCCAAGATCATTGCAAGATACGTGAAGAGTGGAGAAACCTATAGTATTCCGGAATTTAATATTTAGAGGGAGGGTGGGTTGAAGTGTTTGTGTGTACAAATTTTATTTTTGTTTGGAAACTAAAATAAAATTATATTTTTTATCTATGGACGAGGACAGCAAATTGATATTGAAGTTATCTGGGTTTGAAATAGTAGACGATCTTCGCGACATTGACGGCCTGATTACGCCGCGCGATACGCTGCTATCCGACATGAAATACGACGAAATTAAAAAGCTTATTCCCAACCTTAAACGACACTATAGTTCGTCGCTTATGACAAGCCTTCAAAAGAATGCAGACAAGACGCAGCGGTGGCCGTTGCTAAATTTGGTTAGGCAGATTCTCAACGTATATCATTATAAAATGGAGCCAATTAGAAAGGCAGATGGGTATACGTTAGAGGGTGTCAAGAAGTATAAACGCTACTTTCAAATACATAAGCAATCTTCGGCAGCAGGTGACGAAAATATTAAAAAAATTGATTTAACTGGGACGTCAGAAGAGGAGACTATATTACAACAAAATGATAACTGAAAATGTGCTTAATTCGGATATACGGACCAGCCTAATCACTATTTCGAATGATAGTTCGCGGCGAGAAAGTCAGTTCACTGCCGTCATTGATCTTGAAAAACAGGAACTAAAGAGCATCTTAAAAACACCCTACAAGGAGCGGCCATATACGGCGCAGGTTATTAAACATATTATATCGTTTGTCACACTATTGCTATGTTTTCCGATTGTTATTTGTGACCTATATTATGGTTATTCGAGGGATAGTTGTGTTGAAGAATATCCGACTAATTTGAATATTAACATGAAAATATATTTGGTCGTGGGGGCATGCACAAGTATAGTCATAATGGGCCTGGTTATATGCAGTATTTCGTGTCTTGCGAATAGACGCGGCAATTCAATGCATCTATATCTTGTAACTGTCCCCAAGTTAATAATTACCTATGGCAGCCTATTCTTGTTGGCGTGGAACATAATCGGGTCTGTTATATTTTGGGGAATGTTATATAATAAAAATTTGTGCAGTAGTAATATTTCAACATATTTGTTTGTTACACTGGTAGTGAAACTTGTTTGCAATTTAACGGTTTTGTGCTCCCGGAGATAAGAGCCAGTTGTCGCGGGGGGGGGTCGCTCCCCTTTTTTCCCCATAGAGGGTTTGGCTCCACCTTCCCAAAGGTGGAAAAAATAAAAATTTTAAGTGAAAAAAGAAAGTAATAAAAATAAAAAAAAATGAGAAGGAGTAAAAGTGAAAGGAAAAAGGTAAAAAAAGTGTGAATGTCAATGTCAATGTCATTAAAAGTGAATTTGAGCGAGGTGGTAAGCAG